TTTTCATTTTGATTGATAAACTCAAACAACAACACATTGTCGATGCCTTTGTTTATGGTTAGGACTTTTGCGTACACGGGATTATACCTGTAAGTGAATGTAGAACCAGCACCGGTATCTATGCTCAGGACCTGGGTTATTTGTTGATATAGATATAGGGTAGTTGAGTACATACATACTATTTAGCGACAGTGTCATCCGGTGACTCATTCATTTGGGTTGGATTCATTTTTGGTAAATATCTCGTGATCAATTTATTATATAATATTTATGGGTAACGATATCTTTACAAAACTCGCTGACAAGTACCCTTTCATTTCCCTCTGTGTTTACGCCACTACAGAATACGTAGGAATCATACAAAATCAAGACGAACTAGTCACTACAATTTACGACTTTGGCAGCATACTGGATCTGGAAGATAAACGACGTTTTTTAGAATTGGCCAACATTTGGTGGTGGGAAAGCAACAGGAGCATACCCATCAACATATTCCTTAAAACAGAATGGGATCAGTTCCGCCCTACCCTGCGTACTTTTATCAACAAAGATTTGACTGTGCTACACGGACCTGTGTGTAGCCTACTTGAAATGGCCCGTAAAAAATCAAAGAGAAAGAGTATTACGCTGGTACGACGTCTTGACTAAGCAAGTTCATATGTAACGATACCAAGGCCGCATAGCCAATAGCATGAGCATGTTTGAATACAAAGCCCTTACTGGCATCACCATCCCAAACACTTTCAAATACTTCTGCCCAGGGCTTGTTTTGTAAGTGAGCTTTACCAGGACGAATAATACTAATAAATGCAGCCATTCTAGGTATGCTGTCGGGTTGCATAGTGTGTAATAACTCTGTGTAATTGCCCACATGGACCAATTGACTAGCCCACGCAGTATCAGTACATAGCCGTTGCCAATCGGGCTTTTGATCCAACATGGATTGATAATGTTCTGGATCCTTGATCAATTGATACACCGTCATGTTTAGTAAATCTATTTTAAAGTATCCACGTGTGTCTGCTGTTTCATAATCTATAGCCGCACAGGCATTGACAGGATCGTACGGTATATCTGTGACGTACACACCTGAATTGTGTCGGCGTATTTGTCCTTGGTGCACTTGATGTGCTGGAGTGGCCTTAATAAGTTTTAAAACTTGTTCTCTATCAGCAAAGTCCAAATCAATATCTGCGCTCATTACCAACCTGCCTTTTGTAATATATCTCTAGCATACTCTTGATCTGCTGGATAGTCTCGAAATTTTTTCTGCCATATGTCCGCATCAATATAGGGCCATATCATGGCAACCTGGCCGGCATCTAGTTCGCTTAAGAATCGTTGTCCTGAATCACTGTTGTAGATCACCCAAGGACTGACTCGTCCAGTCGTAACAGCATACACCATGCTATTGGTGTTGCCATAACGTAGACAATGTTCAGGTAGATTGCCAGTCTTGTCATTCCAGTCCAGTCCAAACTCCATGGCACGAGTCAGAGCATCATTGACATTTTCCACTTGCAAATACGCAATCAGGTATTCAGTGTATACTGTGTCTCGGCACCAGTGATCGATCTTTTTGTTTTGTTTGAGCACCCATTCAACAAATCTAGCCGGATTGATCGCACGGATATCTACACAATATCTTCCAAACCGCACAAATGCTTTGTAGTACGGACTGTCGGCAAAGTCATCAAATGTTTTAAGCCGTGCTGAACCTTGTGTGAGTTCATAAAACTTGAGATAGGCCTGGAATCCCAATCGTACTCCTGCTTCGTTTTGTTCTTGCCGACGGCGACGTGGCTCGCAACTGTGTACGGCCAGGCTTGTTTCTTTTGCAAAGTCTTTTTTACAGTACTGACAAGTGTTCATTCGCCCTGCGGTTGGAAGTGTCTGGTTAGGTTGTTTTGTTCTATGTACGGTTTGATGTCTTGCCTGTGCATGACTGAGCCAAACACTGGTGCTAACAAAGCCATTTCAAAAGCCGTGATGTCTGGCTGTGGAGCATAGCGCCACCCGCCAAATACGATTGCTTTGTGTTCGGGAAACTGTGCTACCGGTTTCTTTTTAAAAAATCCCATCATTTTGTTTTCTCCTGTCCTAATTCTCGTAAGTATATATCAATTTCTTTCTTGGTAGTTATCTGCGCCAATAAATCTACTTCATCGTCCTTCAAGTGTGGAAATAGGTCGGCCAACTGTTTACGCATACTACCTGCACCGGGTTCTTTCTTTCGGGGTGCGATCCAGTTGTGTCTAAAGTTGCCTAGTCCTGGACTCACTGTTGTGGCCATGAGCCACTGTAGTTTTTTATGCTGTGCGGTATTCACAGCAAAGAACTTTTTGTTCAGGCGCTCGTTGGTGGCGATCAAGTAAAACTCCTGTAGGTCTCGACTGCCCGATACTGAACTGCCGTAGCGTATCATGAGAAATGGGCTGAACTTTTTCTTTTCTTCATCAGTAAGTTCATCAAAGAACAGTCTGTTCTTGCTATCAAACTGCGCCATTTCATTGCCAATACTAAGTTTGTCCATCGTCTTTACTCAAATGATATAGTTCTATTACACGATCCAATGCATCTTGTAGGGTAACATTGTCTTGAGCTGCCAGTCTAATTTTGTGCCATAGCTGATCATTTCTTAGCGCATTCAACATTTCTTGGCGCTCATGTCTGCCGGGATTGTTAGGGTCAAAATCCCAACCTATCTCTTTTCTTGTGCTGGGATCTGCGCCAAACTCTCTGGCATACACAGTATTGCCATTGCGTTCGTATATGTATTTTACTCCAGGTGTAAGTGTGCCCATATTACCAAGCCTTGTTATAATCTACAATTTCACAGTTACGGCTGATGTCTTTGACAAAGTACACACAGTCGGGTCTGTCGCCTTCACTAACTGGCACGCACAACATCTGTCCGTTTTTTAGTTTGGGAGCATACCAGGCCATCTCTTGATACACATCTACGATTTCGATATCCAAGAAACTGGGACGAAAGCTGGTAAGTGGATTGAACTGGAATGCCTTGAATCCTCTATCATTGATGGCCGTAAGCGGTAACACTTCCAGGTCGCCCAGGTCAGGTTCTCCAATCAGGATTTGCCAATCTACAGGCATGCGTATTCTATTTTTGCCAATGCGTAATACTAGTGCAGGAGCATTGAAACTTTCTAAAAAGATCAAAGGTATATAATGATAATCCGGATCGTGTGGGTTTGAATTGTCCAGGATAGCGAATCTCATATCATCCACTTCTTCAGGAAGATGGTCAAGATCGAATGCTGTGTTGTCTAAGGTTAGTATTTGCATAGTTGTATATTACAGTAATTAAAGGTAAAAGTCAAGCCCATTTAGCAGTTTGTTGAACAAGCAGATCAAAAAATTTCTTGTGTGCAACAGGTGGGTTATGATTGATGATTCTGGTTCCAATGCCATCGGGCATGTCCCAGGGTTGTGTGCCTTGCCAGACTGGGAATCCTGACCAATCAAAATAAAACAACGGACCGGGAATAAACAAGTATGGGATGCCAGCACGATCAAGTTCGCGCAGTCCGTCTCGAATGATGTAGTAGTTGCGTCGATCTTCTATATCAAAGTTGTGTAGATCACGTAGGTATTGTTTCACAGTGTCTTTTGTTGTGCTATCCAAGTCGGTATAGCTGTGCTCGATCACGTTGTTGAGTGTGTCACTTATGATGCAGGCATGTGTATTATCAACCCACTTTTCGCTGGCGGCATGATAATTGGCATAGTATATCAGATCCAACCTGATGGGCAAATTTTGATTGTAGGCGTTGCCCGCAACGTCGATACGGTCACTACTAGTAGCACCTACGATAACATAATTGGCACGATCCTGTATGGCACGTTCTATCTGCAGATGTATGCAGAAGTTGGTAGCTCCGGGTCTGGCTAGACTCACATGTTGCCAGCCACGATGGTCAGCATACTGGTCTAGGAAACTGGGTTGGTCGGGCCAGCGAGTGTCTGAACTCATGAAACTGCATCCTAACGAGTACACAGTGGTCATTTCCATTCTAGTTTTTCTTGTGTGAATGGATAGTTGGCTTCCTTATAAAATGCCTTGCGTTTGGTCAAGTGTCGTTTGGCAAACTTGCAAGTGCTGGTCACGTCCCAGATTTCCACGTGGTCTTTGTCTTCGGCCTTGCGAATACCGCGCCCAATCGACTGGATAACACGGACAAAGGATTTACCCGGTTCAATAAGCACAAGATTGAATATCCTAGGAATATTAATACCAACAGCAGCAATGCCATAGGTAGCAATAATAATCTTACCACTACTGATGCTAATCTCATCGTATTCATCTTGTCGATCCTTTGCTTTGGTTGCTCCTGATACAAACACTGCCGCTTCGCCCAATAACTCAGCCAAGGCATGTCCTGCGGCCACACGGTCTACTAGAACTAGTGTATTACCGGTTGCATTCACCTGTGCTATCAGGCCAGCCATGGTCTTTAACCGATTGGGTTCTTCTAACAAGAACTTGAGTTCACTTTGGTAGTTGGTAAACTCGGCATGGTCTACCAACTGTACCACATTCACATGGCACTGTGCCAACACACCACGGTCCTGTAGTTCGCTGGCACTGAGCTGATTGATTACTGGGCCAAGGCTGCATTTAAGTGCTTGGAATTCGTACGGTTCCTTGGGAACAGTTCCTGTGAGTCCCCAGCGTAACGGCACACGGCTCATGACACCAGTTAGTAGTGTTTTCAATGCGTCAGCCTTGGCCATGTGTACTTCATCAACGATAACGCACACAACATCTTCCAAGAACTCTTGTATGGTGATGTCACCCACGCTGTTCTTGGTGTTCTTTAATAGCACATTTAGGCTTTGCCAAGTACAGATGGTATGCTGTCGACCAAACTCCTTGCGGTCTCCAAAGAACACACCCACATCTTGTTGCATATTGATGTAGTCTTTTTCTGTTTGTGTTACCAAACTTTTGTTTGGCACAATGATGATTGTGCGCCCATGCGGTGCCACGGCATTGCTTAGTGCGGCTGTGATAACTGTCTTACCAGCACCGGTGGCAATCTCCTGGATACATTGTGGATTGGCCAGGAAGTTATTGATCACTTCCACTTGGTAATCACGCATGACCATGGGTTCACCTTCTAAAGGATGACCCTTGCCCCATGCAATGTGACTGAATGTGCTTTCTGTTACT